TCTAATGTGGCTTGTTCTTTAATTTGCCACCCAACACTCTTTAACAAAGATGTAAGTGGTTCCAGATAAGACTTCTCAAACATTAAATCATAGTCTATGTAGTCTCGTATATTGAACTCTTCGGGAATTGCATTGGAAAAAGTTAACACATGAGATCCAATTGGATTTGGTTCTTTGAGGTACAGAAACTTAATCTTGTCACCCTCAAGAATAGTCTGATACTTCTTATCAAGTTTCTTCGCTTTTACCAAATGGTTAAATATTAAAGCTCCTCGTACATGGATAGGTGTAGACTTTTTGAATATTGTACTTGGATCGCTGTAGGCACCAACGTTGTTTACTGTTCTTGGAAAAGCAATCTGCTCGGGGGGAAGTTTAAACCAACGATTCTCTAACTCTCCAACATACTTCTTAAGTGTCTCTTCGTCTTTCGTGAGAACTATCTTAACAGATTCTTTCAATGCTTCGCGAACAGAGGCTGGTGTAGAGGATCTAACAATCTCCATACCTTGGATTTTTAGCTTTGGAGGATCGTAAGCTACACCTTCAGAGTTGTGAACATTGAGAGCATACCGCTTCTTAGCTAACCAAACACCCCTGTCAGCAATTACCTCTCGCTTGAATGATATCTTTTGTTGGTAAACATTGAGATATTCGAACACTTCTTCACAAGCCTTATCGAAAACAACTGATAGGGATGTATCACAGAGTTTGTTTATGGAGTCTACAATCTCTTTTGTATCTTTCCCAGCGAAGTATTTCTTAACATAATTGCCCAATGTAAAGTATGTCGAGTCAGTGTCTGAATAGAATGAGTAATCGATGTCTTTGGTATCACACTTTAAGTTTAAAAACTCATTGAGTCTTTTTGCAACATGACGAATCACATACTGACCAGTCATTGTGATACCTTCAGCGATTCTCACATCATAGTATCTAAAGTATACATTACCAGAAGCACCGTAAAGACTGTTCATAAGAATCTTAGCAGCCATCTGCTTAGAGTTAAGACTTGTGACATGCTTTAGGTGTGATTCGTCGCCTGTCTCAGAATATCTTTGCTGAGCAGCAATCATCTCCTTCTTAACCTTTTGTCGCATTGAGAAGTAGTACTCAATTAGTTCTGGTAAGATGCCTTTTTTCTCTTTGCTGAAACATTGACCGTTTGCAACCATAGCAACATTTTTAGCCGCTAGTTGATTGGTGTTAACTTTCTTATCCAGCAGCTTGACAATTGAGCTTTCATCATCTGTTAGGAACTTCATACCATCCACCAATGTCTCAGGTGACATATTAAAGCTCATCATAATAGATGGATACAGAGATGTTGCATCGTATGATACGATCCAGTCATATGCTGCTGGTTCTACTTCTTTTACAAAAGCACCAAGTATCTGTCTATCTTGTGAAGGATCAATCGCGGGTGGATTATGAACAATTATGTTTTTCTTCAGCAAAGCATTGTAAATGATACAGTCCCAAGTTCGTACTGAAGAATATATGTCCATGAAATTACACTTTGCATCATAGGCCATTGTGAGAATAAGATTAATTAGTTTCATCTTATCTTCAAGTTGGTCTACAAGCTCAACGTCGACCACGTTATACTCTACAAACAATTTCCAGTCTTTTGTATAAAACTCTCTAAACGATCCATACTCATGTTTAACTTTTTGTTTACCTAATTCTTCTTTCGATATGTAATCCAACGAGTAAGATTCTTGAGTCTTGAAAGAAAACTTCTTATATAGATCCATATAGTCTAGAACAGACACACCATACCAGTTAAATGCAATAGCTGTTCTTCCTTTTGCATACGGAACTTCAAACTGATCTGTAAGGCCATATGGTGAACATTCGTCAAGCGCTTTGTCTCCAAGCACTCGTTGGATCCTAGATGATAGATATGCAATATCAAACAACTGCACATTCCATCCAGTAACTACATCTGGATAATCTTGCTTGAAGAAATCAATAAATTTTCTAAGAAGATCAAACTCATCCTTACATTCAACATATGTGAGATTGTCTTGTTGAGATAAAAAAGGTTTGCAACCAAACGAAGTTAGTTTTTTAGTGTGGAAATCCTGAATAGTAATCAGCAGGACTTCTTCTTGCGCTGTTCTTGGGTCAGGAAATCCGTACTCAGTGGAAGTCTCAATATCAACTGTCACTATTTTCATTAGTGACATATCAAATTCTATGTCATGTGGAAACAACTTGCTAATAAACTGGTACTTATAATTTAGATTTCCATAAATGGGAAAATTACTTACTTCCTTGTAGTTGTTTACAAATTCTCTTGCTTCTGAGATTGAAATGAATTTCAACCGCTCAAGATTCTCACCTTGAAGAGATTTGTACTTAGATGGTTTACCTGTTCGAACAAACAGACTTGGTTCAAAAGGTATCTTACTACTTACTCTCTTACCGTCTTTAAACCCGCGAAAGTAAATGTGGTTACCACGATTGTGTACATTAGTGTAAAAGAACATAGGTACCAATAAATATAGATGGGAGATGTATTAACATAGAGAGGAAAAAATGAAGAAAACCGCACTAGGTCTTTTCTTCGTCATGTATTCGTCAGTAGTATATAGCCAAACTTATGATTCGACAACGTTAGTAGACACTAATAATAACAGCACATCCACAAGTACCGTTAACAGCAACAATGTTAATGTGAATACAAACAACAATATTAACGACACTACCGTTAATAGTACAGCAACAAACACAAACATAAACACAAACAACAGTACTTCTACAAGTACCAGTGTAAACACAAACAATAACATTAACAGCAGCACTAGTACCTCAACAAGTACCAGCGTAAACACTAATGTGAATAATAGTACTAGCTCTTCTACAAATGTCAACACAAACGTAAACACAATTGATAGTAACTCCGTAAATTTAAATAACAATAATAATGTGAATACAAGTACTTCTACAAGTAACAATGTAAACACAAACAACAATGTTAATTCAAGTACAAGCACATCTGAACAAAAGGTAGATTCAAATAACAGAAACGATAACTACAATCGTTCTGATATTAACCAGAGAGTTGAATCACCTCCACCAAGTGCGATTTCACCTTCGATGATGAGTGGCGGTAACTCTGATCTCTGTACTACTGGAGTTTCTGGTGCCATTCAAACTCAGATTCTTGGTATCTCTGGCGGCGCTACAGTTCGTGATATGAACTGCGAAAGATTAAAACTTTCTAAGACACTTTATGATATGGGTATGAAAGTAGCGGCAGTTGCTACTATGTGTCAAGATAGAAGAGTTTGGGATGCAATGATGGCGGCAGGTACACCATGCCCAGTTGATGGTCGTATCGGAGAAGCAGCAAGAACAATATGGAACGAGAATCCAGATAGAGTTCCTACACCAGTAGAGGAAAAGAAAGATGAAACTACTAAGTCATTTGGTCTTGGGCTTGGTTTTCTTGGGTTGCTTTTACTCCTACTCTAACGCACAGACAGAGTCAACTGGTAATTTAGTTACCAATACAAGGTCAGCCTGGGAAGGTTGCTCCACCGCAACCTCCGGTGCTTTCTGGGGAGGTTACTCAGGAGGACCTTGTCCTGGTATAGATGGGTATGGACAAATCATATTCAGTTATGGTCAATACACTCTAACTCAAAACATTAATCTTCCACTTGTGCTTGGAAATTCACCAGTTCAGATTGAAGGATACAATTACAGTTGGTGGGTAAAGAATTCTAACATCAACGGTCAGCAGCCAGGAAGCTTTGATCCAGTTGCTCTTATCAATGTTACTTTGTTTAATAGAGATGGTTCTGTAGCAGAAAGGGATACCTATAATTATGGTTACCATCTTCCACAATGGACAAATTTTTCTGGAAGTAGAACTTACGATTCTCAGTATTCATTGACACAGGTCGATAGATTATCTCTGTCTATAACTTCAAGAGACTCAGGTTTTTGGGCAGGATATTATGGTCCTGAGTTTTCAAACTTTTCTTTGTCTGTAAGATATTCAGTAGATGTTTGCTCTATCGATCCATTAAGTAACACATCATGCCCTGGATATCAACAAGCATGGGAACAATATCAATACGATCTTGCTTGCTCTGCCAATCCACTCTATGATATTGGATGTCCAGGATTTCAGCAAGAGCTGGAATCACAAGTTTGCTCTGTACTTGGACCTCTAGCAAATCTATTTTGTCCTGGATATGCAGAGGCATTAGCTTTTCAACAAGCGTGTATTGCCAACCCCCTGTATGACCCTTCTTGTGAAGGATATGGTGCAGCAATGGCATTAAAGTTGCAACAAGAAGAAAAATCTAAGGAAGAAGAAAAGCCAGTTGTTGAAACTGCCTCACAAGCACAATCAATAGAAGATTCAACAAAAGCAGAGACTACTATTGATGTTGGTGGTATAGAATTAAGTACAACTGGAGAACTATCTGTACCAGATGGTAAACCAGAAGCGTTAAAAGAAGTAGTAGTTAAAGAAGAGGAAAAAGAAAAAGAAGTGAAAGAGGTTGATCGTAATCTTCTTATGTCGATTGTGAAAGAAGCAACTGACACAACTGCGGCAATGAGAGTAGTAAATCAATCTATTGAGCAGTCTATGTCAGAAGATGCCAATCCGGATTTCTCTGGTACTTCAGAAGCACTTATGTCTATCTCTACAGTAGCAACTCAGAGTTTTGAGATTGCAATGAAAGATGAAAAGAAAGAAGAACAGTTATTTGATTCAAGTGTAACTGAAGAAGAAAAGAAAGAAGTTATTAGAGACAATCAACAAACCTTTACAGAAAAAGATGCTGAAAAAGAGTCTGATGAAAAAGTAACAATATTAAGTGTTGACTCTAACAATCTTGTCGATCTTTCAAATCAAGTTAAGGTAGAGATCAAAGAAGAAGTAAAAGAAGAAAAAGCAACAGTAAAGAAAGATGTGCAAGAGAATGAAGCTGCCTCGGGTGTAAATTTAGCAGCTCTCACAAAAAATCAACTAGATATTACTGCATACACAAACCAAGTTTTAAAAGATACGCAGTTTTACAAATCTGAGGAAATCTATAAGAACCAAAGTGTAACCGATAACAGAAGAGCACAAAGAATATTGAATAGTGCCAATGATCGAATATATAATGACTTAGTCAACCAGCAATACAAGTAACTGGAGACATTATGAGTCTAAAAGAAGAGATTGATGTAACTGGAGATGGATTAGTGACAGATAAAGAAATTGAAATTTATGAACAAAGAGCCAAAAACAGAAGAAGAATGGCTTGGGTAAGTCTCATTGCAATGATTGTAACTGCATTTGCATTAATGTTTTTCGTTGATGATAAAAGACTTGACACAATGAGTGGATTACTAGAACTTTATTGGTTAGGCCTTGGAGGTGTTGTAGCCACGTATGTTGGTGTTAGTGCATGGAACAAGAAAGGCTAATATAGGAGAGTAAATGGATCCAATAACCATTATGGCAGCAGCTACTGCAGCTTTTAATGGTGTTAAAAAAGCTGTTGAACTGGGAAGAGAGATTCAGGATGTCTATACGCAGCTCGGAGAATGGGCTGGTCATGTAAGCGATTTTCACCATGCAGTGGAAAGTCAAAAGCTAAAAAAACCAGGTATTTTTGATAAAATTACATTTGCCAAAAGTGATACAGCAGAAGCATTTGACATGCTTGCTGCAAAGCAAAAACTAATTGATATGGAAAAAGAAATTTATCAAATGTTTCATTACGGCGATTTAAACCATCTTGGAAGAGATGGATATGATGAATTTAGAAAGATGAGAGAAGATGTAAGAAAAAAACGCAACAAGATGATTGTGGATCAAATGTTGGCAAGAAGAGACTTCTTTGATAACTTAAAGGTTTGGTGTATATCAGCTATTGTAATTTGTTTAGGAATTGTTCTGTTGTGGTTGATGATTGATTTTACGATTACCAATTACAAAGGATAAAAAATGTCAAAAGATATAGATTCACAGGTAGAAAAATTAGAAGCAGCAGTAGATCCAAACACAGTTATAAGCATAGGTGGTTACAATTTCACACCAGCAAAACTTATGATAGCTAGTACTATTTTAACAACGGTCCTTGGTGGATTGTATGGTGCATTTGAAGTATATAAAGACTACATGGACATGAAGGCTGCAATACAAGAATATGTTACACCAGACTTAAGTGAGATCAATAAAAAGATAGCAGTACTTGAGCAAAATTCTGATAAAACTTTGGAATATACACGCGATATAAATAATAACTTAAAGCAAGACATAAGAAGACTTGAGGGTGTTGTTGATGCAGTAGAGAGAGGTGTAAAGCAAACCCAGCGCGAAACTATGCAAGATGTAAAAGAAGTAAGAAATGAGCTAAAACAACTCAATAAGGAAGTTGACGAGAAAATTAAAAAAGCTATTGATAATCCTTTAGCAAATCAATAAGGAGTGACAATGAAGTATTTGTTAGTTTTAAGTGCTTCTTTGTTATTGGTTGGATGTAATGAGAGATACAGATACGCATGCCAAGATCCAGCAAATTGGGGTTCAGAAGAGTGTACAAAACCGTTGTGTGAAGTAAGCCAGACTTGTCCAGATTATATTTTTAAGGACATGCCAAACGTAAAAACAACTAGCACTGGATCATACACACAACAACAATTGAATAAAGGAGGTTGCAAGTGAGCGAGAAAGTTATCAAGCCAAGAATGACAGACACTGAACTAATGGTTAGACTTAAAGTGTTTATTGGTGCATGTCTAGCACTAACACTTATTGGTATTGTTTTTACAGTTCTTTACAGCATTATGTTTGTAGCCCAACCTCTTAATGCTATTTCACCTATTGACTCTAAGTTTTTTGAGTTAATTATTCCTATTGCAACATTTTTAACTGGCACACTATCTGGTATTATGTTAGCAGGTACTGGAGAGAACGCTGCCATCAC